AGTGACTGTCCAATCTTCGAATGTGCGATCGCCCGAAACTTTAAGTTCGCGCCCTCTGAAGGGAACAGCGAACGAGTTGGTTGAAGACTGTGGTAACTGCGCAGTTTTACAAAGGAATGACGTAAGTTCTACGTCACCCCCTGCGTATGCTGGAAAGTTAAGTGTTGCTTTGAACAGATTCGCTCTAGCGCCACCACCTCGCAGTTTCGATTTAAAGTCGTCGACTCCTAGTAATGCCATTTTCTATCTCCTAGACCAGCCCAACGACTTCATCAAAGTCTACACCAGTTCTAACCGCTACGAAGTTTAATGTAACGTAGTTGATAGATCGAGCAGGCTTAATAAAGACCGAAGCGACAAATTGATTGTTATCAATGATATCAGAAGTGTTGTTTGTTTCATCACACACTACTCTGAAATCAGTGATACCCCGTCTACCCTTAATCTCTCTCAAGAAAGGTTCGACAATGTTAACGAACTCCGCACGAGTGAACTCATCATTGAATTCGAACATAACGTTCTGTGCGGCACCTTTGATTGCTCGTTCAACGACTAAGAATAGGCGTCGGACGTTGATGCGATCAAATGCGGAAGGACGACCAAGTTTGGTCTTGTCACCATAGAGCAGAATACCTTGTCCAGGAAGATTCACAATCGGATTAATACTTGCCTTGTACAATTGGTCACGTTGTGTTTTTGTGGCATTGTAAGCAAGAGAAGTAACACCGAAGTACTGTCCACGTCTTGAACCAGCGGGTGAGAACCATGGGGCGGCAACAAGATCTGTCGAAGCCATAACACCCGCAGTCGCAGCGGCCGCTGGAATAAACACATACTTATCAGTATACTTGTTGTACACTTTTAAGTAGTTGTTGTCAACTATGAGATATGATGACGAGTTTAAGGTGTTCGCCCAAGTCACGGTAGTAGAAGCAACAAAAGAAGTATCTGTTTTGTTGACGACTAAGTTTCGCGAGGGTGATGCCACGACAACACAATCTTTTCTTCCCGCGGCAATGCCTGCGAGATAATTAATGATTGTTTTTTGATCTTCGTTTGATTGTAATCCAGGAGCAACTAAGAAGTCTACTTGAATGGTTTCTTCATCTTCATACTGATCGAAGCCAAACTGATAATCACCAACACTTAGTGCTGTGTGAACTCCAGACCCAAGAGAATAGTTCTGAACTGCTGAATCTCCAGAACCAGTAAACGTTGCTGCGGTACTGATACCCGAAAACTCTGTTGCTAAACTAGCGATCCAAACGTATCGTGAGTTGTTATTCAACACCTCGGCAACATTGTTTGTTGATCCGTCGTCTGTCTTGGCGTCTGTTGCCAAAGACAAGTAAGGATAAGTTTCAAGAATGGTGCCAGGCGTTCCACTGATTCCGCCGTCTTCGTCGTATACAACGACGTGGACTTCGTCACCAGCATCAGCAGTGTGTTTTGCTACTTGCGCAGAGGTTCCTGGCGCAGCATCAAACAGGGCGTGCATCTTAATCCCGTCTACCACCCAATTTCCGGGCGCAGCCGCACTGTCAAAAAAAGCGAGGTCACTGGTGCTTGAAGGGCAAACAGATACTTTGATACTGTTTCCGATCGTTCCTGGATACTTAGCAATAACTTTTTTATTGGCAAGAGATAACTTATCTTCTTCCCAGTTCACTAAGTTTTTAACTAAAACAGCACTGTCGTTCGCAACAGCATTTCTAGCAGAAGAATCAGCAGCACGAGTTACATAAGCGCTTCCTGAATATTTTAAAAACATTGATGCTGATAGAAAATCTGTTTCATCAGCCGCAGAGTCGAGGGAGGGCGATCCAAAGGTAGAAACTAATTGCGCTTCGTTGCCTATAAGAATCGGTTGCTCCACTGGTCCCCAATTGAAATCTCCTACTAACGCTCCCGTAGTGGAAGTGACCGCTGGTACAACACCAGACAGATCAAATTCTTTTACGAGAATGCTGGGAGACTCAGATGGTATTAGTGCCATGGTCGTGTCCTTTTTTTCGTTAACATATGATAAGAAAACATAATACGGTTGATTTCACTGTATTTATTTATAAATAAAATAAACTCAGTACATCTCATTCGTTTCATTGTAAATTTGCCACGGGGCATACTTCATCTTATCTTGTTCTTCTAGTTCTCTTATCGCATCACTACCATCGTCAACAAATCCAAACGGAACAATCGCATCTTCGATTTCTCGCATTTGATTCTCAAACATCATTTGTTTTAAATTAATATCAGTCATATCAGAAAACATTTGTGTAGAAACAAAGTAACCTAACATAACAAGATTCATCATCAAGTCATCGTGGTTACCATCACTCGCTTCGTAGGATTGACCTCTCGAAACAAAGGTAGATATCTCAAGTATTGTGTTTTCATCACAAATATCGAGTTTCCTTTCTTCGAGCAGATCTTTAATACCCGAACAGCCTAAACGCTTTGATTTACGTGTCATCTCAATGCCCACAGCGTTTGATTTTATAGCAGATTCTACATGGACATTCTCATACTCTAAATCATAGTATAAACCTCTACACACAATACTGCCTTGATCGTTTGACTCGATAATGACATACGCGTTGTTGTAGACTTTTGCGAATTTATATATAATATCAGGGAAGAGTATTGGAGAAATAGTATTGTTTCGATACACAGCCACTTGTTTAAAGGGTCGCACAGTTATATCGATGACGTTAAACGTCGAATAATCCTGTCCTCTTCCCCTTGCTACATCGACAGTCATAAGATATTCGTGATCTTTTTTGGTCTCTTCGTAGACCTTTACGTCACCGCCTTCAAGTACTTGGATGGGTGGTTTCGATCGTAGATCTAACAGAGTGTCAGAATTGATCAGTGTATCACCTGTCCCAAAAAAGGTGTTACCGAATTCTTGGTCGAACTGAAGTTGAGAAGTGTTCGACACTGTTTGACGTTTCCACTCTTCGTCTCGCCCAGGAACATCCCACCAGTTTACCGTATAAGGTTTGTACTCGTTTGTTTGTTGAACAGCCCCTTCCCAAATCTTGTGAAAAGTATTACCAATGCCGTTGGCGGTAGATGTTATAATAACTTTGGTGTCTTTACCAGAAGAAATTACTGGATACGTTGAAGTATAGAACTCACTTGCTCTTTCAACAAAAGCAAACTCGTCAAGAAAAAGTAAGTTGACAGACATACCACGAATAGAACTACCAGAAGTTGCTGCCGCAACAATTCTTGAATTATTAGAGAATTCGATACTACCTTTGTTAAGGGCACGACATCCAGGTTGTAAAAAGAAAGGCAGATGTTCGAGCGCGAGTGTTACTCGTTGTAACATTTCTCGTGCCGTCGCGCCTTTGTTTGCGAGTACAGCAATCGTTTTCTCGGAGTGAAATATCGCATACCACAGTAGATATACAACAGACGAGATAGATTTACCAGACTGACGACACGCAAGAACAATAGAGAATCGATTATCATTAAAATGATTGAACATTTGTTCTTGGTAAGGATAAAGATTAAAGTTGACAAGACCCTCATCAAGTGATATAATCTTAACATATTTCCTAGCAAAGTAAGATGGGTCAGACATACACTTAGCATATTCAATCACTTCGTGTTCAGCCCATTGCTGCTGGACCCCGTCTCTCTTTACATTAATATTACCGAGATAGTGTTCATGATCATTCATCCGTTGCGCTAACATCAATTACCCTTTGTTCATCTTCGCTTTTTTTCAGTAGTCGCTGTAAGTCAGTCGTGCTACCAATGAATACATTATTATTGGTGATTGCTTTCGGTTCATCCTTCTCTTGAGTAATATCTTTTGTTTTCTTATTAAGTTCCATTAACTTATCGTTAACATCAGATATATTCTTAATCATGCCCGAAAGAACCTCGAATGCGCGTGGGTGTTCTGATTCTCGGGCTACCTCAATCATAAGTTCAAGAGATTCTTTTCCCTTATCAATTAATTCATAATAAGTTGAACGAGAGTAGTCATAGTCAGACCTGATATTAGGATCATCTTTTTTCATAGTATTAGTTTATTCTCTCTTATTTGTTACGTAAACACGCAAGTTGCTACCCCATTCGTACCAGGAAAAGGATTCTCCGCTCCAGTTTTGTCGAGGCCGTCGGGCTGGACTGGCCAAATCCATCGAGTATCGCCGTAGGCATCGGTCGATTGGACCGCGTCTGCTCTCAGGTATGTTGTCCCATTTACAGTTAAAGTAGTCCAGCCACTATTTGCCCGGTTGCCAGCAATCGTGAGGTTGAGAAACGCTGCCGGTCTATGAGTATTCCAAGTATAAAACAGTTGTTCAATGGCCGCGCCACTATAAAGATTACTTGTTCCATCAGAGATAGATCCATAACGAGTATTAACGAGTGTGAAAAAGCCTTCATTAAAAGTTGTATTAGGTGCGACCCCGTAACCGCCAGCACTATATACTGGTTTACTTCCAACAGTAACTGCTTGACTATCTAAGGTAAGTTCTGATGTAGTAAACCCTACACTAGCAACAGGAGTATTTGACGATTCTGAAGTATATAGACCCATCGTATATACATCATTAATAGTGTCAGTATTAGTCGCAGTAACAAGAGCGAATGCTCCAGCATTCGATGTTACATTTACAGTACCTGAAGACCCACTTGAGAAATCTTCAAACACACTCGGGTTAGCAAACTGTAAAGTTGTCCCACTAGAA